CCTTGACGATGGACCGATGGTTGATTCGGACCTGGGGGCGTTGGACTGGTACGCTCATCACCGAAACGCCGACCCACACCCAGGAGGGGAGGGACCGGCTCGATCGAGCGGTGGCAGCACTGGGGACGGAGGGGATGTCATCCCTGGGGGCGGACGTCGGAACCAATTTCGAGGGACTCTCAACCGACGAACTTGCACTGGCGCTTCAAAAGGCGAGCACAAAGCCGGCGCTTCGCGAAAAGATGCAGACGAGTCCCGCCCGCGATGAAATTCGCAAGGCTGGGAATTCCCTAGCCAAATACCTCGACGGTCAGAAAGAAGCGCCGGCTGGACCCACCGAGAGAAACTACATCCGGTCCATCTTCTCGCAGATCCTTTCGGAAGTCCAAACGATCGAGGGTTTTGAAGACCTAACGATGGCGGACCTGCAGGCAGTGCTGTGGTACGCGGAGAAGCGCCTTTACGAGGCTACCAAGGAGGACAGCATTGACGGTGAAGAGACCGAAGGCTATGAAGACTCCGAAGCGCCTGATTATGCCAACGCTGCCGCCGACGTGGCTCGAGCGAAGGGCATCTCCGAGCGTAAAATCCAGAACGCCTTCAAAAAGTATGGACGCGCAGCAACAGCACGACGAAGCAATGGCAGCCCGGAGGCAGGACCGTCAGTTGCGGGGCAGCAGGCGGACGCTGGAGGATTTACTGCAAAGAAAAGGCGTGAGTTCCTCCAGTCTCTCGCAGTTGGAAGGGCAAGGAGTCATCGAGCGAGCGATGGCGGAAAATCCTGGTCTTTCACGCGAGACGGCGGAGCAAATGGCGGAAGACTTCGGCTTTTAAAGTCCCTGGGCATCCGCTATTCCGCCCTCTGGAAATCCGGGGCCGGATTGAAGCGTGTCTACAAGGCGGCCGGACTGGCAGCCCCGGATTTCGTCGAGATCGCAGCAAACGACCCGCAGGGGGCGGCGAAATTCGCGGACTCGATTCAAGCAAGCAAAGACGCGACCCGGTTCGGTGCTTCCGTTTATGTCTACCCCGCGGCGGACTACCAGAACATGCGGCTGTTCATCACCAAGGACGGGGCATCTGGATTTGCTCTGAAACCGGACGGGGACATCGTGTCGGTATTCTCAAGCGGGGGAGCAGGACACAGTGTTATTGATTTGGCAGTGCAGGCAGGCGGGCGGAAGCTCGATGCCTTCGAGACCATTTTGCCTCGATTCTATGGACCGCATGGATTCCGCGCGGCATCCAGGTTGGCATGGGACGACAGTCAAGCTCCCGAGGGGTGGTCGAAGCAGGTTTTCCGCGAGTTCAACGGCGGGGAACCTGACGTTGTCTTCATGGTCTACGACCCGAAGTATTCCGGGTGGTATTCAGGCAAGGACGGCAAAAAAGCTCGAGACTACGGCAATGCACTGAACATCCAGAAGCGTGCGATGCCTCCCTCCCCGCCGCGCGAAGGCAAGCGAAAGGCAAAGGCGAACGTGGATCCCTCCACCGCGAGAGCAATCGGGGAGGCAATGCGATGACCGAGTCCATCTCCAAACTGCCGCCACCGACCCCGCCCGAGAACTGGCGCGAGTCGCCGGAACTCGAGCACTGGCGCGAGGAGGTGCGGAAGCGGGCCGCCGAGCACCTGGCCGCCAACCCGCGGGCGAAGCGCGCGCTCGAGATCCGCGAGCCGATCCTGGCCGCCGAGGCGCTCTACCTGCTCGCCCACACCGGGATGAGCAAGAAGGCGATCGCCGCCCACGTCGGGGTCTACCCGCAGGAGATCTGGCGGCTCGAGCGCCACCACGGCACCTTCGAGCTTCGCCGCGCCGGCCTGGCCGCCAGAATGACCAACCTGTCGAACGGTCTCGCCCGGTTGCTCGAGCGCAAGCTCGACCAGATCGAGGACGACGACGAGCAACTCGCCAAGACGGCACTGAAGGACATCGCGCTGTCGATGGGCATCGTCACCGACAAGGCGGCCGCGCTGTCGAACCAACCCACCGTGGTCATCGAGCACCGCAGCGGTCCCACGATCGAGGACGTGATGATCGAGATCCAGGCGGCGCGCGACCGGGTGGCAGCCAAGCTCAAGGTGCAGAGCATCGAGGCAGAGGTGGTGCCGGCGATCGCCGACGAGGACGACTACTGACCCCCCGCATGAATTGGAGAAAGCACGAGATGCTCAAGCCGCCCTCCGACGAGGAGTTGGCGATGATGGACCCGGGCGAGGTGATCGCGCTGCACCGGAACTACCACGAAGCGATCGAGAAGAGCGCCAAGGATCCCTACCGCTACGGATTCCAGCTACAGAACTGGAAGCGCACCGACACCGAGTTCGCCGAGACCGACGAGGCGCTGATCCTGGGCGGCAACCGGTCGAGCAAGACCCGCTACGGCGCGCGGACCGTCGTGCGCGCCGCGGTCGAGAACCCGGGCGCGGAAATCTTCTGCTTCGCGCAGACGAGCGAGGTGTCGATCCGACAGCAGCAAGCCGCGGTGTGGGAGTGGCTGCCGGCCGAACTGAAGAAGAAGGACGTCGGCGTGCAGACCTGGATTAGCTACACCAAGAAGAACGGGTTCACCGACGGGTCGCTGATCCTGCCGAACGGCAGCCAGATCATCTTCAAGACCTACTCGCAGTATCTCAACAACCCGACGATCCTCGAGGGTGCCGAACTCGGCAGCAAGGATGCCCGGTGGCTGAACATCGGGGTGTGGCTGGACGAATACCTGCTCGGACCGGAACTGATCGACACGCTGCGATTCCGCCTGGCGACCCGGAACTCCAAGATGCTGATCACCTTCACGCCGATCGACGGGTGGACCGAGGTGATCAAGCACTACCTCGACGGGGCAAAAACGCTCGAGAGCAAGCCGGCGGAACTGCTCGGCGGCGAGCTTGTCCCCTACATCCAGCGCAGCAGGAAGCGCAACGCCTGCGTCGTCTACTTCCACTCCCAGGACAACCCGTTCGGGGGCTACGAGCGGATCCGCGCCGACCTGGTCGGCAGGGATCGTGAGCACATCCTGATTCGTGCCTATGGCGTGCCGGTCAAGTCGCAGGCGACCAAGTTCCCGAAATTCTCGACCACCGTCAACGTGATCACGCCGGCCGAAATGGCGGCGCTGATGGAACGCGGCGTGACCCGCTACCAGATCATCGACCCCAGCGGAGCGAAGAACTGGTTCGCCCTCTATATCGCGGTGGACGAGGAGGGCACCTATTACGTCTACCGCGAATGGCCCGGGGTCGGCGTCGGCGACTGGGCAGAGTGGAAGGGCGGGAAGTGGGTGCCAGGCGAAGGATCCAAAGGTCTCGGCTACGGCATCGCCGACTACGTCGAGATGTTCCTCGAGATGGAGCGCGGCGAGACCATCTTCGAGCGGATCATCGACCCGCGGCTCGGCGCGGCGAAATACGTCGGCAACGACGGTGCGTCGTCGATCATCGAGGATCTCGCCGATCACGACTTCATCTGCGTGCCCGCGCCCGGTCTCGACATCGACGACGGGCTGCAGTCGCTGCTGTCGAAGATGTCCTACGACATCACCAGGCCGATCGACTCGCTCAACCGGCCCCACTTCCTGGTCGCCGACTGCTGCGAGAATTTCATCCAGGCGCTCGGCGAGTATACCGGCGAGGCAGGGCTGAAGGAGGCGTGGAAAGACCCGATCGACTGCGCGCGCTATGCCTGCGTCAGCAACATCGAGCACGTCCCCGAGGCGGCAGCCCGGGGCGGCCGGCGCTGCGGGGTGGGGGGTTACTAACGCAATCAGGTTGCAAAAAGCGGGGGAGCGGATAAAAGCACCCGCATGCCGACCCGATCGACGAAAAGCAGGCCGATTCCTCCCCCGCCGCCCGCGCCGACCGCGCCGGTGCTGCGCTACGTCGAAAACGACCCGGCTGCCGAGGACGAAACCTCCGAGCCGGCCGCCGACATGCCAGCACTTGGCATCCAGGCGCTGCGGGTCGTCAAACTCGCGCCCAATGCGTCGTTCGTGCTGTGCGCTCTCGACGGTGTCGCGGTCCCGGTAAAGGTCCGGCGAGGCATGGGGGGCAGACTTCTCAAAAAAACCATCCAGGTCGAGCGGCTGGATGATGGCACCCTGACCCACCGACCATGATGGACCAGGAAATTGAAATGCTGTCCTACACCGATGACGACCCCGACATCGGACTCCTTGCCGACGCCTATGCCGCGACCACGGCAGGGCTGGATGCCTACTTCCAGCAGTGCGAGCGCAACCGCGAAGCGCGCCGCAACGAGTGGGCAGGCAAGAGCATGGATCAGCGGAAAAACTCCGAGGACGCTTTCCCCTGGAAGGGTGCCAGCGACCAGGAGGTGCACGTCGTCAGCGAGCGGATGGACACCCACGTCGCCCTGGCGATGTCGGCGCTTTCCCGCAGTCACATCAAGGCGCTCGCGGTGAAGGTCGATTCGCTCCCGCGGGCCGCCACCGTTTCAGCGTTCGCGAAATGGATGGCATCGACCTACATCCGAGACTTCCGCGCACAGCACGAGGAGGTGGTCAACTACGGACTGGAAAAGGGGATCATGATCACCTACGTCGGGTGGGAGCGAGTCGAGCGGACCTTCCGGCAGGACATGCACCTCGAGGAGATCCGGCAGGCCGCGCCCGAAATCGCCGACATGATCGAGATGGGCGAGAACGACGAGGAGATCGTCGCGATGTTCATCCAGCGGTTCCCGAAACTCAAACCCGCGCGCGCCGCCAAGGCACTGCGCCAACTGCGTGCGACAGGCATGGCGGAACTCTTGGTCTCCAGGTCCGCGCTGATGGACTCCAGGCCGATCGTGCGGGCCTGCGCGCCCGACGGCGAGGTCTTCTTCCCACCGTGGTGCATGGACCCGCAGCGTGCCCCCTACGTCTTCTGGCGACAACTTTACACCGTGCAGGAACTCGAGGGGAAGGTCGCCTCCGAGGGGTGGAACCGCGAGTGGGTGGACGAGATGATCGAGAACTACCGAGGCATCGGGGTATCCGATCTGATCTTCGACCAGTCCGCGACGTTTTCAGGCATCGCGACGACCGACAGCGAGGCGAACCGCGACTTGATCCTGGTCGTCCACGCCTATCAGCGGCTGATCGACGAGGACGACGGCAGCGAGGGCATCTACTGCACCGCATTCAATCCGCACTACACCGGTGCCAACAAGGACGTCCAGGCATTCGGGAAACGCGAGTTGATGAATGGCTACGACCAGATGCCCTTCGTCATCACCAGGATGTCGCGCGACAGCAAGCGCATGTATGACCTGCAGGCGCTGCCCGAGCGACTCCGCGGCGCGCAGTGGCAGGTGAAGGTGCAGCGGGACGCTCGCACCGACCGGACAAGCCTGGCGACGCTGCCGGAACTGACCGGACCGGCGGCACGGCCGCCGACCGAGCGTGGTCCCGGTCGCTACATCACGGTGCGGCGCGCCGGCGAGTATACCTATATGGCCCCGCCACCGTTCGACCCGGGTTCGATCGAGATCGAGCAGGCGACGCTGCGGATGGCAGACGGCATCGCCGGCCTGGACGCGAACAACCCGCTGACCCCGGTGCGTCAGCAGTTCGTCATCAACAAGTCGCTCGAGCACGCGGCATCGGTGCTGCGGCTCGCCTACACCTGCTTCCAGCGGTTTGGTCCCGACGAGGTTTTCTTCA